TGCTCCGTGCGAAATCATCAAGACCATGCCCGGCTGGGTTAAAGTCAAATTGACTGGGGCAGGCCGTGTTTGGTCACAGTGGGTTAGGGAACATCAGGTTTTAGCTGATGAAGACGTAGAAACGGTCTAGCCTTAACCGAGCCGAAGGGAGTACGCTAAGGAACGTGCGAGTTGTCCACCGGGTGGCACCGGTGGGCTTCTCGGGTGTCCTTTTAGCACCCAATCACACAACAACCGAAGGGAAATCATGATGGATAGGGTTATTCGTAACCCCAGTGGCTATCATTCCCAAGGCGGCAACGCTGCGGGTAAAGCTGCCTACTTCGCTGAGTTTATCAAAACTCACGGGTGGGGCGGTTCGTGGTCCACTGAGGATGGTATGCTGCATCTCGTAGCGAACCGTGGGGACAACGAGACCATTGAAATCTGGTGGGAAGAAACAGGCAAGTTCATCGAAGCCATCTACACGTTGGCTAGTGAAACCGTTGGCTGCCACAATGTTTCGGCTGCTGCGGCCATTGCGGCTAAAGCACCGAGCACAGAACGGCTCCGTAACGCTGCGCGTACCAAGCGCAAGGAAATGGGGGTAATCGACAAAGCTCAGGATGCAAGCGAATTGATCGCTAGCGCTCAGGGCACGTTACCGTTCGACCATGAGTCCACCGACAAAGAACTCAAAGCAGTACTCTTTAACCGGAGTATTACGTGGGTGAATCGTCTAAGCGGAGCTTTGTACTCCGCAGTCGTTGGCGGCAAGATGTTCCGTGTCGTCAATGGTGATGTGCCGCGGCAGATTAGCTTCTGCGATAGCTACGGCTATCACGCGGTGTACCTGGATTCTATTGTGAGCGTGGAGGTTTCGCACCGTGGCTAAACGATTGTGGGCTATCGGCCTAGATGAAGACTGCATTTGGATCATGACTGACCGTTACGATCCAGACGCGAACGCGGCTCTAAAGGCGAACTTGCCTGGGCCGCCACGGTGGAACCGTGAGAAGGGTAGGTGGCAATTCCCAGTCCACTGGGACACCTGCACCGGAGCGCGCAAGATAGCCAACAAGTTTGACGCCGATCTGAGAATGACTAAGGCGTTGATCGAATGGGCTACTGCTGAAAAGGCCCACCAGGCAAGCATTCCCGATGTTCAGGGAATGAATCTTGTTGACCTGCCTCGTGTTCGGGAGCAAGCGCCGGCCATCTGGAGTATCATGTCTAACGGCATCCCTGAATTGGGCTACCCGCCACGGCCATACCAAACGGTAGGCGCGGCGTTCGCAGCACGCAATCGAGTGTGCTTGATCGCTGACCAACCGGGCCTGGGTAAGACAATTCAGACGATTGCCGCCATTGTGGAAGCTGATGTTAAAGGCCCAATTCTGGTCGTTGCCCCGAAGGCAGCGGTGGAGTTGACCTGGCCGCAGGAGCTAAAGCGATGGTTACCGGATGACGAGTTTGAGGTCATCGACGCTAAGACGAAGCCAGCGGCTAGAAGCCTAATAGCTAAGCAAGCTGCCAGCTTCCAGAAGCGTCACTGGATTCTTACCTCTCCCAACTACATTCGCATTCGTGCGGAAGTGGACGAGTACAATCACTACGTGAAAGTCAACGGGCGCAAGGTAATTAAGCCAGTCGGTGTCGGCGTTCTGGAGTTGTTCGATGTTGACTGGGCCGCGATTGTCGTGGACGAGTCGCACCAGACACTCGCGGGCGCTACCGGCAATCTCAAAAAGCAGAGCGCGCAACGCCTTGGCTTAGGCGCGTTAACCACCAGAGATGGCGGTCTGCGAATTGCGTTGTCGGGCACGCCTTTCCGTGGTAAAGAGTGCTACTTGTGGGGGCAGCTTAACTGGCTGCGGCCTGACAAGTACCGGGCTTATTGGACCTGGGTGAAGAAGCACTTTAACGTACGCCACAACGGGTGGGGCTGGGACATCGGCAAGATGATCAACGCCGAAGGCATGTACTCCGAAGCTCGTGATGTGATGATACGCCGCACTAAACCGGAAGTAGCCGCTGACCTACCCGCCAAGCTCTATGGCGGATGGCCGTTGGATATTTCATCGAATAGTCCTGTGGCTGTGTGGCTCGATATGGAGCCGAAGCAGGCGCAGGCTTACGAAGCGATGGTGGTGAAAGCCACCGTTGATTTGGAAGGCGGGCAGCTCATGACGAACGGTATCTTGGCGGAGTTGACCCGGCTGAAGCAATTCGCCGGAAGCTACGGCAAGATGTCTGGCGAGCAATTCGTCCCAACGTTGCCTAGCAACAAGTTTGACTGGCTTGTTGAGATGTTGGACGAACGCGGTATTGACGGTGATCTGGTGAACCAGCCTGACCTGGCGGGTTTACCGAAAGTAGTTGTCGCATCTCAATTCTCGCAGCTGATCGATGCATTCGCAGAAGGTCTAGCGGAGAAGGGAATTAAGGCACACGTGTTCACCGGCGCAACGTCAGATAAAAAGCGCGAAGTGATCAAGGACGATTGGCAGAACTGCCCTGAGTCCGACACTCGCGTTCTACTGCTGACGACTACCGCTGGCGGTGTCTCGCTTACGTTGGACGCTGCTGATGAGTTGGTGCTACTCGATCACACCTGGAGTTTCTCAGACCAGGAACAAGTTGAAGATAGATTGCACAGGCTAAGCCGTATTCACCAGGTGGTAATCTGGAATGTGCTGAGTAGAGGCACTATTGAAGAAGGTATAGCCAGGGCTAATCTAGAAAAGGAAGTCAGCATTAAGTCAATCATAGATGGGGCCAGAGGACATGATTTTGTTAGGAGTTTAATTGCCGGCCAATAAATGTGAAATAGGTTGTACTTGTGGGAAACACAAGTATGGGCCAGATCATCCGCAGTGGAAAGATAGGCCCGGCATGTACGCTCTTCATAAGCGAGTCAGGAAGGCACGTGGTCGCGCTAATACATACTCTTGCGTAGACTGCGGCCGTCCTGCTCGTGAATGGTCTCAAATTCATGACTCAGATGCAATGGACGTCAACAACTTTGAACCGCGTTGTCGTTCATGCCACTTGAAATATGACTATACCGACGAGCGAAAGGCTAACTTGAGTCTATCTTTATATGGTCACAAAGGTAGCAAGGGCAGCAAACCATGCCAGCCCGATTGCTTGTGCGGTAAGCATTTTCGATGACAACGCTATACGCGGCAATTGGGGCCGCAGCTACGCTTGGGTTTATCCTGGGCCTCTGGCTGCGGCCTTTTTTGTCCAAATTTCCGTTTTTGAAATCCGTTGAGCCGCAAGACATTTCGATGCTTATGGATCGAATCGTCAATCAGGAAGCGGCAGAACAGCGTAGGCACGAGCTTGCGCGCATGCTCCATGATTCAAAGCGCCGTACTATGCGCGTCGATGGCGGTAAACCAGCGCATGTCCACAAGATGCGGCGTGCTCGGCGGGTAAAGAGGGAGCCGCTATAACGTGGCAATTCTGACAAGAAAGTGGGTAAGAAACCTGACGGAAGTATAGACGCGACCAGGGCTAACGAGTAGGGTCGAACGGGTAATCGAAACCTACGCTACGGAAAGGAAACCAACATGAGCGTAGCTGACACGGCGGGTGTCAAAGTAACAGAGGCACACCAGTCTCTGCAAAAGTGGCTAAAGGACGTCAAAGGTGTCGACATACCAGTCGAGCACGTTGCGACATCCATTGCGCTACATGGTACTTGGCAGGGAAGTCCCGAGCGGCGTGCGGAGCGCAAGACGCAACGGGCCGACAAGCTGGTTGCCGACAAGCAGGACCGTGAAGCCAAACGCCAAGCGGCAGAGCAGAAGCGGGTTGATGCAGACAAGGCACGCCAGGAGAAGGAAGCCGAGCGCATCAAGAAGCAGGCCGATGCCGACAAGGCGCGCGAAGAAGCAGCTGCAGAGCGGGAGAAGAAAATCGCCGAGCAGGACAAGGCACGTGAGGAGAAGGAAGCCGAGCGTGACCGGAAGGCAGCCGAGCGCGACAAGAAGCGCGAAGATGCCGAAGCTGAGCGCGATCGCAAAGCCGCTGAGCGGGAACAGAAGCGGTTAGACAAGGAAGCCGAGAAGGCACAAAAAGCAGCAGACCGCGAAGCAGCCAAGAAGGCAAAAGCTGAGCAGCCTGCCGGCGCAGACGGTGACGACTCGACTACTACTCCTACGGACGGCAAGCCTACGGGCCGTGGAGCGTTGCAAGACGCGAAGCGGCAGCTACACCGGAAGCAACCTGCAACCGCTGGGCGTAGCGCCGGTCAGTTCTAACAAGCTGTCGAAGTGGTGGCACAGACACTAAACGCGGTCCACCCCAGGCCCCATCCTTTCTCGAATCTCACCGTTTCTAGTGGGATGGGTGCTCTGGTGGTAGCCGGGAACGCGGCGGGATACGCAACCCGCACCGGCTACCTCCAGGGTATGGCAACCCTGAGTAAGTAACGACAACCCAAGGGAATCATGAAAATAACAATCACGCCGGAAGGCAATATTGAGTTCGACGTTGATCTGTCGAACGGCCACGTCGCAGAAGCCGCAGAACTGGTGCGTAATCTCCAGGGCAACCCTTCTACTCCGGTAGCGCCGGTAAAGGCTTCTACGCCTACTAGAGCGCCACGGCTACCCAAGGAACGGCTAACCCCACCCGAGAGCGAGCGGCACCCGCGCACGAGCCGGTACTACTCCGTTAATCGCAAGAAGCACTCCAAGCCCATGGCCGATACTTACGACTACATTGCAGGCTATAAGAACGGCCGCACTACTCAGCAAGTTGCAGAACATCTTGGCTTGAATATGTCGTCAACGTGGACACGCCTTGGGTCCTTGAGGGACGATGGGTTGATCTTGAGTCCGCCGTACAGGGGTGGCTTCTGGGTAGCGACGAATAACGATCTAACGGCTACCACAGGACCACACCGCCCGACTCCGGCAGAGATGCCCAAGCACCGTGGTGAGACCGTACCGAAGAACGGAGCTAACGAATGAGTAACCAGCAGCCTAGCACGCAGCCATGCTGCTGGTCTGTGCGACCAAATGAGCACAACCCTAACTGCAGGAAGATGCTGGCTCTTGAAAACAAGCGAGCAGCGCGCGAAGCGAAGTCCCTGAAACACCAAATTGCACAGGCTATCTTCGACAAGCTCTGGACGATAGACAACGGCAAGTGGATTTGGCCATTCGGCGGGAAGCCGGTGGACGTGATTCACGTTGAGTTTCAGAGGGTTTCGCCGCTAGAAGGTCAGCTACGGGTCAAGACCAGAACTAACGGTGTGCACTACATCGACATCAAGATTAGTGAGATGATGTGATGGCCGACTTAGTTCATTGGCAAGCCAACGAATCTAGTGCGGCCGGCCATGCGCACATTAAGTGCATACCGGAAGATGCGCACGAAGTAGCGGAGCTTGATCCGGCAGGTGATTGGATTGAGTGCATAGGGAAGCCGAGCGCGTGCGATTGGTGCGGCGAAGAAGGGACGGTTGTTGGATGACCTGCGCTAACTGCTACCAAGAGATTGAACCCTGCGCCCGTTGTGGTGGAGGGTTAATTCACGTTGGTACACAATACCATTCGTGTGCAGACAAAGAGCACTTTGCCCAGGAGGCTACGAATGACTGAGCTTCCGTTGCTACGGCAAAGCGAGCGCGCTGCGTTTAAGCGGTGCCAATGGGCTTGGTACCAGAGCTATGTGCTTGGGCTGCAGCCGATTATCGAGAAACACATGGAGCTGGCGGAATTTGGTACGCTGGTACACGTCTGCCTAGCGGAGTACTACCTTCCCGGTATCCAACGCGGGCCGCACCCAGCCGAGACATGGCAGAGAGTGGCGGGAGAGGTACGCACGAAGGTACGTACGGAAGCGTCGAACGATGATGAGCTAGTGGCGAAGTGGGAAGACTTCTACACGCTGGGCACAGAATTGCTTGTTGCATATGAGCTTCAATACCAAGGTGATCCGCACTGGGATGTGATTGATGCGGAGCGGAGATTTAGCGTATTGATACCGGATGTGCGAGTTCCACGGCTCAAGTCCGCTAAGGGAAGACGGGTTTACACACCAATCGTGAGACTCGTTGGAACTATTGACCTTTGCTTCCGTGACCTTAATCAGGAGGATAATAAGCACCGGCCATTAGTCAAGATGGTTGACCACAAAACCATGACTCGTATTGAGACAGCGCATCTTACGTTAGATGAGCAGCCGTCAACTTACATCGCCGTAGGCACCCACGCGCTCCAGGCGCAAGGCCTGATTGAGAAGGATCAGGTCATTGCGGGTATGGAGTGGAACATTATTAAGCGGGCTAAGCTAGATACCCGCCCACGAGATGAACGTGGCATGGCGCGGAACAAGCCGACCAAAAAGCATTACATTGATGCGTTAACTAGTTGCCTAGACACAGATTACGTCGAAAGTGACCGTACCGACTTAATGAAATGGAAACTTGATGCGTTGGAACATGAAGCCTTGCTGTATTGCGGCCCTGTTTATGGTGATGTATCCGCCGATCAAAGTGGCCAGAACTTCCTGCGGTATTTTGTCCCGCGTACGGCTAAAGAGCGGCAGCGCCAAATCGTCCGTATATCGGAAGAAGCCAGAGTCATGGACGATGTGCGCGCCGGAAGACTGCCGGTGCTGAAGACACCGACGCATCAGTGCCCGTATTGTAAATACTTCGATCTATGCGAACTAGACGAAAGTGGAGGCGACGTGGACTACTTCATAGAGACCACCATGAAGAAGCACGACCCATACGAAGATCACCGTGAGGGTGCTAGCAACAGTAAATTCTTACCGAAGGATGGTGGTTAAGATCGTTGCCAGAGTGAAGGACCGCGGCCTAATTGAGTTGGGGCACTTTAAATCTCGGGTGCTACGGCAAAAAGCATTGAACCGTATCAAGGGAGTAGATGCTGATTGGCTTATCAACAAGGTTGAGGAAGTCGAACGCTACATCATACGAATGGATGAAGCGCCTTTCAAAGAACAGGAGTTCATGTGAGTAGTAAGTATCCAGAGTTGGACTGGCTAGAAGTTGGTACCCGCGTTGAACAGATAGGTGGTAGCCGTCGTCACGGCACAATCATTGAAGGTCTGTGGAGCGGCTACGTTAGCGTTAAATGGGACAAAGGCCGTGCAGAGTCAGGCGTACATATTCGCGACATACGATCAGAAAGTGTGAAATGACAAAATTTCCTGACGAGATAATCTCGTTACAAGATGAGGATGAGTACGTAAACCTCATGATATACGCTGATAGCGGCGTAGGCAAGACCGTGTTCGCGGGTAGCGACGATGACGTGTTGTTTATCGCGCCCGAAGACAACGGCACCTTGAGCGCCAAGCGATTTGGATCGACGGCCATGAAGTGGAAGATACACAACTGGTCCGACATCCAAGCCGCATACGCCTGGCTAGCCGAGCAAGACCCAATTCCATTCAATTGGGTTGTGCTAGATAGCCTTACGGAAATGCAGCAGATGTGTATGCGGCATATTCTGGACGAAGCTGTTATGATCAATCCTGGTCGTGACCCAGACGTTCCGCAGCTGCAGGATTGGGTACCGTATTACGAGAAGTTCCGTCGATTCGTCAAGCTATTCAACGCTTTACCGTGTAACGTTCTCTACACCGCGCTACAGATGGAGGATGAGAATGAAGAAGGCGACAAGGTCGTGATCCCAATGCTCCAGGGCAAGGGCACGCAATACGCTAAGGCCACGGCAAGCTGGATGACTAGCTTTGGTAACATGCGAGTTGTCCGTAAGCGCACCGGAACTGACGAAGATGGTCATGCGGTGTATGAGGAATATCGCGTAATCCAGTGGCGCGGAAGCAAAACCGTTATGGCGAAAGATCGCACACGGTGTCTAGAGCCGAAAACTGTTATACGCGAAGGTGGTATTGCCAACCTGAAGGCTTTACGTGAGCTTTTAGAAGCAGGGCCACAACAGCCAGTGCCTGGGCGGGTAGTACCGAACAAGCGCAGTAACAACCAAAAGGATAACAACCCAATGAGTCTCGTCAAGGTGGGCGCTGACTCCGAACAGGAAGGTGATAAAGAAGATGCCTAAAATGAAGTGGGGCATAACGGGCAAAGGTGTTGCGCCCGCGAAGCCCGGTGGGCTGGGTTATGATGGGCCGGATTTGCCAAAGGGTAGCTGGCCCGCCAAGATCAAGCGCATGGAAATCACGCACATTAAGTCCACCAGCTCCGGTAACCAAGGGAAGCCGCGCATCCGTATCTTGTTGGAGGTTCAGACAGCAAACCTCAAGGGTAAGGAAGAATTTCATGGTTGCCCGGTGTGGGACGGTCTAAACATCATAGATTCGTCCCAGGGTTTCGTCAACACGTTCCTCCACGCTCTCACGGACGGCAGCCCGCGTGCCAGAAACGCCATAGAGTCGGTGTTTTGGGATGAGGACAAAGGGCCGGACTATAGGCGTGTTGAGAACAAGCGCGGTGAGAAGGAAGAACACATCATCAAAATTGGTCGCGTAGCGATTAATTCACCTGAAGGTGAGACGATGGTTCAAATCACCACTCGCCCAGGCGTTGACAACAACGGGAATTACCGCCCAGAGATCACAGGTTATTACCCGTACCAAACCCAGACACTCGAAGTTGTTGAGTCGCAGGAAGATTCCGATGATGACGATGACGACATGCTGGAAGATGAGGAAGATGA